CGAGAAAAAGGCTATGCAAATAAAAATCCTAGAGTACGGCTTTAAATTATTAGGAGTGTGAGATGAAAACCGCAGAGCAGCTAGCGGAGGAGTATAACAAAACTAGATCTCAGGCTATGGAGCCCAACGAATTACGTGAGCTATTTATACAGGCGCAAGTTCTAAACGATTCGGAGCTTGAAGAGCTAACGAAGCATATCAACAACGGCTATGTAAAAGCCTACCTCGCTGGTTACGCCGAGGCTTGCAGGTGGATAAGCGTGAAGGATGAGATGCCGGAAGAGTATGTCTTTTTGCCGATACTTAGAAATAATGAGGACAAGGATCTGGCGATGTGGGATCTCGGAGAATGGAAGCAGATATCGACTGGTAAAGTATTATTAGACGTTACCCACTGGACGCAGCTTCCTAACTATCCCGCAGCGCCGAAGGAGGGGGAGTGATGAATATTATTAAAGAACGAACATACTATGCGGCCATGAGGAATGGTTCCATAATTGACGAAACTATAACCTTAGATTGCGGGGAGGGAATTAATTACTCATCGAAAGGTGCGTGTTGGGAAAAGGTTTATAAATTTTTGAATCTTACTTTACTCGGTAGGATTTTCTATAGAATCGTATCACGCACACCGATACGTAGAATTCTAATTGAGTCGGCTAATATTCGCTTGGTGAAATTCAAGGCTAATTTCTATGAGATAGAAAATGAAAAAGCGTAAGGCGCGGTGGGTATGCCAATAGTCAATCCAAATAGGAATTTTAAAAAAGGGAAGAAAGGCTCTGGAAAATTGCTCTATGAAAGACACGGAATGAAATGGGGGCCGGAGTTTGCGGCTTGGTGCGGCATTAAGCAAAGATGCCTAAATCCAAATAATAAAAACTTTCATAGATATGGAGGTCGAGGAATTACGGTGTGCGAATTATGGGTTAAATCTTTCGTCGCATTCCTTGAGCATGTAGGGCCGCGACCAAGCTTAAGGCACTCGATAGATAGAATAAACAATAGCGGTCACTATGAGCCTGGAAATGTTAGGTGGGCCGAAAGGGGGGAGCAAGCAAGGAATCGAGATAATACCAAGTGGGTGGAGTTCAACGGAGAGAGAATGCCAGCCTCTCATTGGGATTTAAGGATGGGAACACCGAAGGGAACTATTTCGAATAGGCTAAACGCAGGGTGGGAAACTGAGAGAGCTATCACTACTCCATACCTCCCCCGCAAAAAGAGGGGCAGGAAGTGATCCAAAAACTAAAGTGCTGGCTTGGGTGGCATGACGTTCGAACACCTCCTTCTCGCTACCTAGTCTATGAAAGCCTATCGGGGCTATTTGTTTCTATTTATATTTGCAAACATTGTGGGAAGAAATTATGACCAACGAATGGGAAGATATATTTAATGACGTTATTAGCAAAGAGCCAGCGTCCGGTATAAATCGCTACACCTTCGATCTTTGCTACGGGTTTGAATATAAAATTATGCGCCGTAAGAAAGAGAAGCCGATGCCTACTATACTGCCTGGGGATAAGGTGGTGTCTTTATCATCGCACTACATAGTGTTTGATGTAATCAACGGAAGAGTTTGTGGGTGGACCCCCGAAGGAAGGTGGTCAAATGTTTGCATTTATATAGAAGATATTAAAAAAATCGAGCGCGAAGGTAAGGTGATATGGGAGAGGTAGAATTAGAATTGGATAGATGGGTAGTGACATGGAAGGGGATGTTGCAAAATGGGCTATTTGCCTCAGATGTATATTCTCTTGAGTTTCTAGTTTGTAAGCTACTCGAAAAGGAGGGCGCTTCTGATTGTTTAAAACAAGTCAACGGTTGGCGCATCAGGAGAGCTAAGATAGTTTATTTGGATGAGGAGAAATAGGGATATGGGAGAGGTGAAATTTAAAATCGGCGATGTTGTATGGTGGGCACACTGGCAAGTGGACGAGGGGTTCAAAGAGGTTTGTTGTCCTGAGTGTTTAGGAAAGAGAACTCTTTTAGTTACCCTTGGAGATGGTTCCACCGTTAATATCTCATGCTCTTGCTGTGAATATGGCTATCGAGGCTCTGTTGGGTTCTGGGAGCTAAGAACTTTTACTCCAGTAGTGAAACAGGCAACTATCAACAGAGTTGAAGAAGGCTCGAATGGCGTAATGTACGGTATCGAAGATACCTACAGCACCAACCAGGTATTTCTTAAAAGAGAGGATGCCGAAAAGAGAGCTGGGGAGCTAGTAGCAGAACAGGAAAAGATAACTCTTTCTCAATTAATGCGTAAGAAGAAACAGGAGAAATCCTGGGCTTGGAATGTTCGCTATCATCGCAGAGAGATTAGAGAGCTAGAGAAGTCGATAGAGTATCACAAGCTAAAGTTGGGTTATGCGATACAAAAGTCTAAAGAAGAGAAATGAAACTTCTACTCACCATACTTTTATTATCCGGCTGCACCCTACGCCCCGTAATACCTCCAGCTCCAATTACTGAGAGCTACGAGGTGAACGTAATCGGCCTAGAGTACTGCGATAAGGCTTGGGGTAAGGCGGTGAGTTATTTATATTCGGAGGGGATACGTGTCTCGCAAAACTATAAAGCAAAGAAAACCTTTTTGTGTATTCCGGATCAGTCGGCGTGGATTAAAATTGTCTCGACTCTCCTTGTCCCAATTCCTGAAGCGCAAGGGTATTCTAGAGGCAATATTGCGTGGGCTAAGATACTAGGCTTTGAAAATCAGGATTCTAAAGTGATAATCCACGAGTTGATGCATTTACTTAAAGGTGAACCGCACCATTGGCGGGGGTTGATGTTTCCTATCTCTGATTTTTTAGTGTTCTATAGTTCAATGTGAGTAGATATAAAGCCTTTATGCACAGCGCCCAGGGAGAAATTGCCAGATTAGCCATGCAGCAAAATCAAAACAACTCTTCCAGGGCGGCTAGGTGGCTTGGAGTATCGATCAAGCACATGTGGAATATGAGAAAGGCTCACGGCATCGGCGCGGATGGTAGAAGCTCTTCAAGTAGTATTGAAAATAGATTGATGCTTCAGGGCAGATACAAAGGAAGCAACACAGAAGAAGGAGATCGCTTGTTTGGTAAATGGGTTCGGATGTTGTGCGAGATTAAGGAAGTAGAGAAGGCTTTGATTGAGGTTGAAAAGAATGAGAAGTGATCCAATAGCCAAGTTGGAAAGGCGGAGGCTTGCAAACCCTCTATGCGGGGGTTCGATTCCCCCTTGGATCTAGTGGCAATTCCACGATCTCCCTCACGGGGGAGATCCTAGAATCGCGCTCAGTAGTAAAATGCTTCAGGGGTAGGGGTGGGCGCGGTTCTATTGAGAGACAGGGCAGGGGGTAGGGTCGTGATTACAAAGGTTACTTCGTTTTTTTACGAGGTTTTATATACTTAAAACACCCAATACCTCCCCCTTCTCTCACCTATTTTTAATGGAGCAGCATGGAATACTTTTTGTTAGCTTGCATACTTATCGAGGCGTGGATCATTCGCAGGATGTGGAAGAGGGTTAAAGGTAACGCGATACTTGCCAATGAGAATTTTATAAATATAACCAAGTGCATTGCGGGATATGATAAGAACTTCGCCGACACTTTTAAATGTCTATCTGCGCTTGACGGCACTTTGAAGTTAGAGGTTCCACTACTTAGGGAGATCATGGAGAAGATTGAAGAGATAGAACAAAAGCAGCAAAATCCAAACTACTTACAATAATGGACGAAGGCATCGGACTAGTACAAGAGACGCTTCACAGAGAGTATCAACTCATAGATATTGCGCTTGAATTGTGTGAGGGTAATCACACGCGAGCAGCAGAGTTCTTAAAGATCGGGCGCACTACGCTTTTGATGAAGTTGAAAGCTAAGGCCGATCACTCACCTAACGAGGCAAGGCTTAAAAATCTTCGTCGTCAGCTAGAGGGAGCAGAGCAGCAATATATCAAAACCGACAAGATAAGAACCGCAGCATGGGATCTGATGCAGTTTCTACTTGCAGAGATAAAAGAAGAGGAGAGCAGGAGCTTGCTTCACGCTAAAAGCAACAAGGAATTTATCACAAAGAAGGGGTACGAATCCCTCCTGTAGATATCAGCATCAAAAATAAACCCCGATCCTGAAGCCCTTTTTCTAGGGTGAGATGTTCAAAAGAAAACTTCGAAGAGATATTCTCTCTAAGCAAGCCGATCTTATTCAAAGGTCAGAGTGCGCTATTAAATTCAATGCCACGCGGGAGCAGCTCACCTCCGTTCTGATTGAACTAACGGGGCCAGCGGCGACGTTCCCTAGCACCTCCAATGACAAGAAGGTCCATTATGTCAGGGGCAGGGTTCGCATAGGGCACAGCACCCTTGCCGTTGCCAGGATGAACGCAGCGAAGGCGCTCTATTTCGCAGCCCTTGAGAATTCCAGATACCCCAAAGGGGGGTTTGGTGAACTTAAAACCCATGTGCTTGTGGGGCTATCCAGGCACCCCCAGGGATGTAGGTTTGACTCGCACAATATGTGCAAGCCCATAGGTGATTGGCTTCAAGCCATAGGGCTTATAGACGACGACACGAACACAGAGATCTATTGCTACAAGAAAACAGAGTACCCAGAGGAGGAATACAAAACGACAACTACGATCACGATCCAGCTACGAGATAAGGTTCAGATTCTAAACGAGGCTTATTTTAATGCCCTCAAAGACTCTGCGGGGTTCTTATGAGCGCAAAAGATAATGAAGGGCACCACAACACGGCGACAGGCAGAAGGAACAAGGGCCGTAAATATGCCATGCGGGTAGAAAATGACGAATGGTATCTGAATATTGATAGCCCAGAAAAGCGGCTCTTAGTAGCGATCCTGGTAAGGGCAATTATGGACTATGCAAACCCCAGAAGCACACTAACAGGCACAGCGTACTACGATGAGGATGCAGGGGCGGAGCAGTTCGAAGATGCTCAATCTTTTCTGTTTGAAGAAGGATGCGAGAACGAAGAATTCTCCTTCGAATGGATCTTGCAGCACATAGCCAACCACCCAGAGCATTTAAAACATAAGATTAGAAAGTTCGTCTTATCGCCAGAAGTAAAGCGCGTGACGCATATTAATATTGGCAGAGCTTTTTCAGGATCGGAAAATAAAAAGTAGTTCAGTAATTGATGTCATATTTATATTGTGGGATCTTTAAGATGGAAAATAAGCCCCCGTTCAAAAGTCTAGGACACGCTCTGGGATGGTTCAACGAACACAACCCAGCACGAGCGCGGTCGATGAACGTATTGGAGCCAGAGCGCGGGCAGAAGCCCTCAGCGCCAGACTTTTCGGGGCAATCCCCAAACGATCTTTACGCATCCCTACTCGCCGCAATCCTTAAGGTTCTCAAGCCCTTAAGCAAGGATCAGCAACTTGCCTGGATATGGCGAAACATTGGGGATCGCATGAATGAAAAAAACAGCGTGATCAACATCGCAAAGCGCCTTCATAGAGACGACAGGACGATATACAGATACCTGAACGAGACAAAAGCGGATCTAGATAAGGAGTTCTTGAGGCGGCAACTTATCCCAGCCCTTGAGCCGCTTAAAACTTTCAGAAAGCCAAGAGACTGCAAAGCGGAGATTGACTTGAACGGAATGTCGGACTTGGTAGAAGCGCACCCAATTGAATTTTAGTATGAAAATAGAACAAGTAAATACATCCGCGCTTATCCCTTACGAGTTCAACAACAGAACGCACGATCAAACACAGGTCGATAGGATAGCGAATTCAATCAGTCAGTTCGGATTCAATCAGCCGATAGTGATCGATGATAAGAATATCATCTTAGTAGGGCATGGCCGACTATTGGCAGCTAAGAAGCTAAATCTTGAAAAGGTGCCAGTAGTTAAGATTGAAAAGCTCACAGAGACGCAAAAGAGAGCCTATAGAATTCTCGATAATAAGTTACAAGACGATTCGCATTGGGATTTTAATAACTTAGAGCTTGAATTAGGAGCTCTTGAGGATGAAGGCTTCGACCTTGAGGGGTTTGGGCTTGATGACTTATTGATTAAGCCAGACTTGCTCGACGGCGTAGATTTAGGCGGCGAAGATAGAAACTCCGACTACAGCAGAACTTTTACTTTAACCAAAGAACAGGCCGAGTCAGTGGATAGAGCTATAGGGTCGGCTCGCAGCGCGCTAGTTGATTGCGAGGGCAACGAGAACGGGGCAGCTCTAGTATTAATATCTGATTCGTGGATCACTTCAAATGGTTAAGGATCTGCGAGTGGTTCTCATAGATTCATCGTCTGCAAATAGGTTTGTAAAGCGCTATCATTACAGCGGTAAAATAGTAAATAATAGCAAAATTCACTTTGGTGTAATGCAGGCCGATACCCTTAAGGGCGTCATGTCTTTTGGGTGCCCAATGGATAAAAATAGAGCCATTAGGCTAGTTAAGAACACTAAATGGGGCGCGATGCTAGAGTTAAATCGAATGGCGTTCGCTCCCGAGCTGCCCAAAAACTCGGAAAGCAGGTGTCTTGCCTACGCCCTTCGATACCTAAAAAAGAACTACCCCTATTTAAAATGGGTTCAAACCTTTGCGGATGCTTGCCAATGCGGGGATGGAACTATCTATAGGGCGACTGGGTTTGATTTAGTAGGGGTTAAAAAAAACAGAACCTTAAGGGTTATGGATTCGGGCCAAATAGTGGCCGATAAAACATTGAATGACCACCGTGTGAACGGAAAATATTTAAGCGCTTACTTGAAAACGAATGCGCTAGAAGGCTTTCAAATAAAGTATATCTACTTCTTAGATCCGGCCGCAAAAAAAGATTTAACGGTAAAGATATTGCCCTACTCAGAAATAGGAAGGCTAGGGGCCAAGATGTACAAAGGCAAGCGCGCATCTAGTTTAGTAACAGAACAACAGCCCAACCAGGTTGAAGGCGGCGGTGTAATCCCGACCGATGCGCTCCAAATCCCTAAGTAAATCCACCATATAAAAAACATGGGCAGAAAATCATACAAGCCCGAGGCGAAAGACATCGCCACAGTTGAGGCGCTCTCAGGGTACGGGATACCGCACGACGAAATAGCGAAGTATCTCAAGATAGATAAAAAGACGCTCTATAAGTACTACAGAGAGCAGCTAGATCTAGGCATTACGAAAGCAAACGCTTCAGTAATGCGGCACTTGCATCACCTCGCATCAACGAGCAGCAACCCCGCTGCAGCGATATTCTGGGGTAAGACTAGAATGGGTATGCGCGAGCGAGATGTCGAGCAGAGCGAGCGCCCAATAGAGGTAAAAATATCATCAGAAGTAAGACCGGAACGGCTTGAACTAAAAGCGGTCAAGAAGTCTAATGGCACGAAGTAGCATAGCCGAGGATTCGGGCATCCTATCGCTGGATGTTGCAGCGCCTTGGTTTGTAGCCGATGCGCTTCAAGATCCGACAGAGTATAGAAGTTTCTATGTCACTAAGGGGCTAGGCTCTGGTGGTACTTACGGCTTGGCAATTTGGCATATTACCCTATGCCTGATTAATAAGAGATCCAAATTCTCTTGGTCAATTGCGCCCACGTATCAACAGGTTGCGGATACGTTGATCCCCACGTTCACCACGGTTTTAAATGAGGTTTTTGGTTTTGAAGAGTCGGTTGACTATGAGGTTATAGGCAGCTCGCGCCCTAGAATTATATTAAAGCCTACAGGGCAAGAGATACACTTCAAGAGCGCGAATAGACCTGAGAGAATGGTCGGCCCCTCGATATCTCATATCTCAATGACAGAGCCGGG